CACAGGTGAATGTGGTCCTGGGAAAAGAGTCCATACTGTCGGAGGTGGAACTGTATTATTAGTTAAGTCATTATAGATTGGATTACTATTAGTCTGAGAATTTGAATTACCAACACTTGAAGCTGGCGGTGAATAAGCAGGTAATGAATGTGTATTTGTATTTGTTGTACTATCAGTAATGTTCTGAGTATCTGTTACAGATTCAACTTTAACAGAAGGTGTCCTAGTAGACATAATTACATTTTCTATTTGCTCTAATTGTCCCTTAGCATAATATGTGCCAAATGAAGACGTTGTCACTGTTGCTAAATCAGTAGGTGTGGCTGAATCACATAAGACAAATTGTTTTTGACCTGAAACAAAGTTTATAGTACTATTATTTGGAATATAGAATGTTCCAGCAACTGTACCAGCAGCATCAGTTAATAATGCTGTTGTACCTAATGGGTGTGCAGTTACAGTGTTTGGTCCAACTAATGGTGTTGGTTGTGTATCACCTGCATTATATGCCCTAACATAAGCATCAACACGAACACCACCAAAGTATGCAAATACTGTAGTATTTGGTTTCATCAAAGTTGCTTTAAAGTGAATAACCCTTGACCTAATATAAGGTCTAAATGCGAGTGAAACTTGTCTATCCCCTTGGTCTTCTATTACAGTTCCAGTTTCAATAGAGGTTTTTATGCCTGTCCTATCTTTAGTTCCTGTTTTTGTTGTTGTAGTTATATCACTAGTGGTTCTTCCCCATTGGTCATATGTATGTTCGGTATTAGAAGATTCTCCAGTCCAGTTAGTTGCCCAAGAACCCCAAACAGTACCTGTTGCTGTTGAAGCTTGTAAGACATCTAACAATGCATTATATACTCCATCATTATTTAAAACTACTTGTGGACGTCTATCAATATCTTTCCATTCATCTGAATGCGGGTCCATCTCCATTCGTCCAGTCCAGTTAAATACTGAATATGGATTAACATTAATTTCATCAGAACTTTGCTTTTGGGTAATTAATGGTGTATGAGTATAAGGTAAGGTAACCAAAGAGTTAGTCTTTTGAGTAGTAGAGTTATATGTTCCACCACTCTCATAAGTATCATATAACAATTTTGAATTGCCCTCAGAGAATAAAGGTCTTAGTGAACCAGTCTTAGGGTCAATACCTGCTTTATATTCTGTTGAATTTGTTCTACCAATATTAGTAGACTTAAATGAATCTACTAAGAAACCTGCTTTAAATCTTAATGTGCCTGTGGTTGGATTTAATACTTGTAGTGCATTTGCCTCTGTTTCCAATAGAGATAGTGTGGTATAGTATTCAAGATTTTGAACACGTTTTTCAATCTTACCAATATCCCTCATGGTATAACGTTTGTTATCTATATATTTTATTTGTACTTCACTTGGTGTTAGTGTATATGCAGGTACATATAAATGATAAAGAACCATTGCACCTTTTGGTGGTTCAGGAGATATTGGATTTAGTGATGATACACCATAAACAACACCTATAAATCCAGTCTTATCAATATAAATTAAATCCCTTCTATGGAGATAGAATTGTACATCTGTTTGGAACTGCGTATTTGGTGTAGGACATACTCCAACCGATGCATTAGGTTCAGTGGCTACATTAAATGTATCAACAATTTGGTCATCACCCATTCTAGGTCGGAAGTCAACTGCACTTCTTAATTCAATACCATCAAAACTAGGAATATTCTCATAAGTAATATCATTAGCAAGGTCATAAGAGTCTATTGTGAAGAAGTCACCTGCAGTATGAGTGAAGTAAGTATAATATACTGTAATGTTAGCAGAAAGTACATAGTTAGAAGTAGATTTAACTCTCCATTTACCATGTCCATAATAACTTCCTGTCTGTCCAGTATCAAATTCAAAGTTATCTTTAATTTCTGCACCACCAACATCAAGTACTGATGTTATTTCTATACAATCACAGTGATTTAATCTTTGCCATTGTTTATAATCTGTTGGAGCATTAAATGTTACTGGTGTATTGCCAGTAACTTTATCTTTTGATTTATGGTCTAATGTTCTTGTTGTAGGTGCAAATAAAGTTAATGAAGTTGCATTTGCTATTGCTCCTAATCCAGTAATAGTAATTGTAGATGCACCTGAACCTGGATTGGTTACAGCTATATCACCTACAGCTATTGTTACTTTAGCATTAGTAGCATTATTAATTAAAAGCCATTGTTGTAAATTAGCTGTACTTGCCGTAACAATTGTTTCATTTGAAGTAGCACCAGAAAATTGAACCGAACCGCTTGACAATGCTGAAGAAGGAGTACCCATATTTCTATTGCTAGAAAATTGATAATTAAAATCAGTTGAGCCATCAGTTTGTGAGTTACATGTTTTAACTCTTGATTGAGGAAGTGCAAATACCGCAGTATCATCACCTAAGTTTGCATCAATAATGGTTGCAGTAAATGAACCAGTAGTACCTGCTAAAGTAAAGTCATCATTTGTAGTATCAATTGTGTGAGCAGTAGTTGTCACATAATCAAATACGTGTAATCTTTGTGTGGTTGCAGTTAAACCCTCAACTGCTCTAACACGTAATGTACCGACAACCGCAGCACCCTGGTCTTTAATATTAATCTTTTCAAGTGTTACTGTATCTGGGTAGGATACCATAGTTGAAACATCAATATAGTTATTTGATTCCACTTGAACAACTCGGTCTGTCACTAGCTCAGAACTTCTTGCTTTATTAATAGTTACACCTGTTGGTGAAATCTTTTCTATTTCATAACCATGAACATATGCTTTTGCAGGTTCAACAACAGTTACAAATTTAGTGGAGTCAGAACCATGTGCTTCAAAGGAGGCTAAGAATGGTCTTACTGTATAGTTACCAGATTCGTCAAATGTTCTACGTGCAAGTGTATCACCTATTTTAGAATATTCGGTTGGCCTATTATCTTCTACAACAGTACCATCATCTAATCTAACCAATAAAACAAAATCGCCAGTAGTAGATGTAGAAGCACGAGTAGAAAATACAGCGCTTATTTTATATCGGTGTGCACCAGGAGCAGACTCATTAGGAGTACCTGTAGCATTATCATTTAATGTTGCATCACTACCTGAACTGACAAGGGATTCAGTTATAAGTAAACCAATATCAATAGTTGCATTTGTATCATATTTTTGAATTATAATTGTCTTGGCTTTTACTGATACAAAGTTTTTCTTTATATAATAAACACCATCAGCAATAGTTGCAATACAACCATAACCTACAGCTGTAATATCAGAAACAACAATTCCAGTGCCAGTAACAGTTGAAGCTGCTGTGTATTTTGCGCCACTTAAATATTTAATATATAAAGTAACTGGGTCTGAACCATCAATAGCCACTGCATGGAGAACCTTAGCTGTGTTAGTACCATCAGTAAGTGTTACACCAATAAAGTCTGTAACGTCTGTGGTTGTTGTAGTAATTTTTAAATAGTCACATTCATTATGAACATGAAGTTCACCAGCAACACTAGAACCTTCCTTAAATAAGTGGTCACCTGTAGATGATATTTGATTTTGTAATGTTGATTGAAGCTGAGTTAATTCCCGTGCTTGTACAGCCTTACCAGGTCTAAATAATACTTTATTATATTTTTCCTTAGGACTTAGACCGTCCGCACCGGCGGCTTCAAAGTCGTCCCAGTATGGTTCTACGTTAAATGCTATTGCCATGTTTCTTTCCTATTAAAATGCGATTACTAATCTTACTGTCTCTACTTGACCTGCTGCTCTCGTGGTTGCTGTTCTATTCTCCACAAACATTACATCACCTGAATTATGATTAATTAAAGGTACTGCTACTGCCGTAATATCATCACCTGCAGTAGATGCACCCGTTGCGCGAGTAAAATGAGATGTAGTAAATGTACCAAAACCTGTAGATTCATTTTGAATATAATGTAATACACCACTAGCGTTATTATATTCTACACATATACCTTTAGCACCAACTGTACCACCTGTATGACCTTCAAATGCGAAATCAGCTACGTATGTACTAGCTAATGAAGCAGGAATTGTTACACTCTTACATGTATTATATGTATTAGCTTCTGCAACTTGAGCAATAGTACCTGTAGTTGAACCAGTTAGTGTTGTAACAAGAGCTTTATATACTTCTCCAACAACTGGATTACCACTCGTTGACCCTGCAGTTGCCCACAAAGAATCAGTAGTTGTACCTATTGTTAAAATCTTATAAAAGTTACCAACTACCATTGAGGCAGCGGCTGTTACTGTTGTTGGTCCATCATTGGCTTCTTCAATTGGATTTTTAATAAGAGCCAATTGTCTAAAGTCATTTGAATCAGGAATTGTAGCTGATTCATCACCTGTCCATGTAGTATTAATTGTTACATAGTGTGAACGTAAGTCATTATTTGGGTCTTTACCAAATCCACCTGGAGGACCAATCACTGGTCTTATTGCACCATTTGAACCTGAACCACCTGTTACTGTAACAGTAGCGTGGGTATAACCCGTACCAGCATTAGTTACTAAGATATCTGTGATAGCTCCACCTGATACTACAGCCGTGGCTGCAGCTGATGCACCATCACCTGCAATGGTTAATGTTGGAGCTGATGTATATCCAGTTCCTGCAGTAGTTATTTTAAAATTATATATTGCACCATCAACTGCGTTGGTCTGTACACTCCATTGATTAATCAATGCTGCGTCAGAACCTCCAGCTGGTGCTTCTTTAATAACCCTACTTGGTATGAATGATGCTGTTAAAAACTTTGTCACATCAGATGTTGGGATTGTATACATATATTTCCATATATAACCATCTGTTGCTGAGAAATTAATTATACCTGTTGTTTGAACACCACCTGGTGAAACGTCTGGGTTTGTTGTACTTGTTCCTGCTCCAGATTTCAAACAAAGATAAACGTTATTATTATCTGAAATAACGTAATATACTTTGCCTTCAATGTTGGTGTCTTGGTCATCATATTCTATATACGTAGTACCAGAAACCCATAGGTTCCTTGGTGAACAATGAATAATATCTGTACTAGCAATTTTCTTCATGGCAAACATGTTTTCCCATAAAGTATTATTAGTATAATCATTTTCATATGGGGTTGTTGGAACTGTATCATCAGTCCACGCATTAGGCCGTCCCAAGGCCATATAGAATGTGTTTGATGCAAGACTAGCTAAGAATTTATCTGTTGTATCTAATCTAAATTTGCTAGTAATTATTGCTGCCATGTCTTTTCCTTTATTATGTTATGAAATCACTATCTGATTTCGGTTTTGGATTCCGAATTGTAATCCTATATTGTTATTTATACTATCCTGAACTGTGTATTGAGCAAAATCGCTATTTGGTCCCAAATATCTGAACTTCATATTGTCCCAATGGTTCCACATACCAACTTTCTTCTTCTCTGAACTACCATTTGCAAAATGAGTATACGTTTTCTCTAATATATGACTATTAAATTGTACTGGACCAACTTGGAATGCACCAATGTTAATATTAATTTTACCTGCTGGTAGTAACCAACCATACGGTGATGGTATACCCGAGGTTAATAATTTAACAAATATTGATATCTCACCAAAGAATTTAAATCCTGCTGGGTGAATCAATCTTGTAAATGCATTCTTCCAATCAGCTACGTTCTTACCAGTCCTAAGAACATATGAGAACTTTTGGTAATAGTAAGAGTCTTGTAAGTACTTCTTATCTGATAAAAAACCATCATTGGTTAAAAACAAACCTTTAGGATATGTTTTAACCACATCACTATTTGCTAGTGCACTTGTAAATGTTAATTTATATTTAGTAGTACTTGATTCTGAATAGACTGACTCAACGTAATCTGTGGTTGGTGTCTTATATACATTGTTAACAAATACCACATCGTCATCAAACAATGCTGCCTGGCCATCATCATTATTTCCACTAACTACTGTTGGTGTTCCACTAATTGTGAAGGTATTTGATGGTGTATAGTTAGCTTGGGTTGCTATAATATCAGCTGTTTGGTCTGTCCAATCTCCATCTGATGGATTAAGTATATCTACAAATGGAAAATATGTTTCAACCTCATCATCATATATCACCCTAAAGAATGATGTAATAGATTCTGGTGTACCCCTACTTCTATAGAACTCAACAAGCCTTTTATAAAATTTCCTTGGGTCTGTAGCAAAGTCTCTTGGTACCGCAATACCAATCTCATTTTGTAATTCTGTAAGGAGACTATCTTCTATAAAATCAATATCCCTTTGGATATCTAATGCATTAAGATAAAATCCAGATTTATTTTCACGTTCTAAATATAATGCATATATCTTAAGAAATGAAACCAGGTCAGGATATAAAGACTGTATATGTTCAGGTATTAAGTCATCTATGTATGATGATATATTATATTTACCTATCCCAGCCATTAGTTACTCACTGTTGTATAGTCAATACCAGCAGTAGTACCACCAGTAGCCATAGTATCTATCTCTCCTGTTATCGTTGCAGTTGAGGTATTAATAGTTAATAGTTCATTCCTTGTAGGTTTAATGTCAGATGAAGCTGGCTTAACAGTCACGTCAATCGTAGTTAACCCTGTTGGTAATCCAGTTGGTGTAAAGCTATTTAAAGTAATTGTTCCATTTTCTTCATTAACATCACCAAGGTTTGTACCATATATTACACCATCTGTTCCTACAATTTGAATAATTCTAGTAGCAGTTGAAGTATCATAGTAGTCTTTAAGTCTACATTGTACACCACTATATGTAAATAGCGTTGAGGTCAAATAAGAACCAAGAGCTGCTGTAGTAGCATCTAAGTCAGTCAATGCTTGATTAAACTTAAGTGTATATTTAGTTGCCGTATTAAGAGTAGGTGTAATCTTTTTAATCATTTTAATACGGGTAATATTAGATAAGATAGCAATATTAGTATCATCAATCTTTTTAAGAACATTTGAGTCTCTATATACTCCACCAAAACTTCTAAGTGTGTCAGTATTATATGAGATAAGTGTGCTCCTTATATTAGTTGCAAGACCAGATGCTGTAACTGTAGCAAGGTTCGGATTATATTTAAAGTAAACTGCTAAATCTATATATGTATATTCTGGGTCAACCAGTACGGGTGTGATGGATACAACATTTTTTGGTTTAAGAATATTTGTTATGATTGTTGTTTTTTGTGTGGCAGTAAGTACTTCAGCAGATAATGGTTTAATACTTATATAAACCTTACCATAGTCTGGTACATCATGGTCTTCTCCACCCCATACTTGGACAGCTTCAATGTCGGCAAATTCGTTTTTAATAATAGCTTTATAATCGTCAGGTGTAACAGCTCTGTTTTGAGATACATGGGCAAGAGGAGCATTAAATTTAATTGCTTCTTTAGTTTCTCTTGCTGCACCACCAGTAGCTTTAGTTACAAGTGTGATGGTCTCATCTGTATTACCAGCAATTGTATCAGTCAATGTAAATACAGTAGCGCCATTCACATTACTACCTGATGCTATCTTAGAATATTCAATTGTAATAGTGCTTCCATTAAGTGGTCTTTTACCAATGATGTTATCACCAAACTTAACTTCATAATAACTATCTCTTCCTTCCTCTAAAAAGAATACTTCGGATGTACCATCTAAGTTTACTACATTAGTGTTAAGTGTATAAACTTTAGATGCAGTAGATGAAGCTGAATCTGTCACAGTGACTTTAATGGATTTTGTATTTACATTAATATCTGGAATTAAATATGTCTCAAAATTATTATTTTGGAATTGATATGCTATACTTTCTAATACTCCTTGCTCAATTTGGATATTAGAGAATAGCCAACCATTAGTTGCATCATAATTGATGGTAGTAGTTGTTGAATTAAACATTGGATATGTGATACCATCAATAACGGTTTGAAATGTAGCGCCCCTATTTATAGTTAATGGTAATGGATTATTATCTGAATCATGGTTCCATAAAGGAGTGGCTGAGCCTTTAGCCATTTTACAATTTATAAATGCAGTAGATGGAGCAATAGACCTTGGTGTATATCCTAATAGTTTAGCATGAGATACCACAGAAGTTCGTAACTGAGCTGTGTCAAGGAACGTTTCATTAAGTGCAAAGTTTGCATTCATTGAATTTATATGTGTTACATAACTTAATACATCAATAATGGTATTCATTGCTGAGCCTTCATAATTATAATCATTGAAGGTTGTATCTGTTGTCTTCATATAATTAACTAGGTTTAATTTTAATTGGTCAAAATCTAATTCACTTGCTGAAATTCTGCGTTCTATTGCCATTATCGTAATCTCTCTATTGTGGTTGCTATATCTATTACTTCATTAGTTGATATAACTCTACCGGTTACTGTTATTCTTACATCGTTTTCATCGCCCTTAGCCTGAATGTTTGTATTTAATACTTCTATTCTTGGTTCCCAATTAGCTAAAGCAGTATTAATAGAGGTAGACATATTTGCTGCTGTTATATTTGACATATTCTCAAATAAATATGACCTTAGGTTTGCACCAAAGTTATAATTAAATGGTCTCTCTCCATGATTTGTTCTTAATATATTTAATACACTTTGACTTATTGAAGCATTATCTTTTTTTATTCCAACGTCATTTGTATTAGGATTTTGCTTAAAAGTAAAATCTAAATCTTTGTACGTTTCTTGTCGTGCTATTTGTGCCATATATCTATTTATTAGTTATGAGGTACGTCAGTCGAAGTAATTGGGTCATGAGTTTCATTATGTTTATGGTCATCCAATTTAAGTGAAGTACTTGTATGAGTTGTACCAACTACTTTTAGATTACCTGTTATCTCAACATCATCAGTTTGTAATGTGATTTTCTTATTAGTATTATCCATAGTAACAATATTATTAATTGTCTCTAATATAATTTTATCATTTGTGTTATCCATAGTAATACCAAGCTCTTTATCACCATCAGCATCAACGCTAACTAATGATATATCACCAGTAACTTTAGCAGTAACATCACCTGCTACAGCGATATCTACATCACCACCTACAACAATTTTAACATTACCATATACTTCAAGTGTGTCATGTCCTGCTACTAACTGATAATTATCTCTTACAATAGTTTCATTCTTTGTACCATTTGGGTCTATCTCATATCTTGTTCCACTCTTATGTCTTTCCGTTATACGCTCTACACCAGGAGTATCATCATACTCTTTAACGTGACCTGACCCTGTTTCATATACATTATTATATGGATATACTGGAGCATATGTACTAGGAGGTTGATATAAACCAACAGGGTCTTCTGTATTTGGGTCTGCTCCAGCTCTTACTCTAATATTATTATCTTCTACAGGGTCTTTCGGTTCCCAAGGTGTGTCATTAGTTTTTGTAGGAAGACTTCCCATTACCATAAATTCTTGCAATTTTGAATCTAAAAATATACCTACAACTAATGAACCAACTATTTTAACATCACCAGTTGCTGGAGTAGTATCGTCATCAACTTCTGTAATAACTTTAAATTCTGGAGCACCAGTAGTTATTGGTTTAGGAAGGAGCTCACCTTTTTTCCATAAAATTTCTTGTTGCAAATTTACAGAATGCCCTTGGCCACTTATAGCTGGTGTATTTCCAGGCATCATTACTTGAGACCAAGGTAAATCTATTGTATCAATTTCATTATGCATCCCAAAAACATTTACTTTAACTCTTCCAAGTTGTAATGGGTCTACATTATTTTTTACTATTCCAAAATGCATTATTCTCTTATTAATCCTATGTCTTGTAAATATTCAAATTTGCCATCATCCATTTTAAATTTATGATTAATGTTAGCAACAATATAATTAGTATCTGCTTTAGATTTAGAAATATTACTTCCACCTTGGTCAACTTCAACACAAAAGCCAACACCTATATATGGTATAGCTACCACATTAGAAACACGAAGAGACTGATTAAATACTCTGCTCTTTTGATTAAGAGCTGATATACTAGGTGCATCCGGTGTAGTACTAAATAATGATTTTACATTATCTTCATATAAATTTTCTGACAACTTAAATGTTGTTAATCCTAAATCAGTTAATTCTGTAGGTGGCGTTTTCGCAATATTAGTTTTATCTAACTCAATATGAGTAATCTTTTTTCCCCAATGTCCTGCTGCTAATTTCTCAATAAAATTCTTTTGATATTCCTCTAATATAAACTGTGAAGAAGTTCCAATAGTATCAATAGTAGAAAGACCATCATCATGTGGATTAGCACCTACAAGAGTATTCTTTATTGTAAATTTCTTCTTAGGCGAACTATAAAAATAATTTTTAGACATAAAATCTAATGTACTTAATCTTGTTATTCCTTGATCGGCTACTCTTTGATATAAACAAAAACCAGAGTTCTCAGTATCATAAGCAGTATTTACTACATTTTTAATTGCTGCATGGGCTGTTATATTTGGAACAATATATTTACCTTTAGTATCTGATATTGAATCTACAGCTAAAATATGATTTTCACCGCATGCCTCGAGAAATAATTTTGATATAATTCCACTACTTGTTCCTGAATAAACTTTATTAATTTTTCCTATCTTCATATTTGCTGTTGCATAAGCAATGAAATGCACAGTATATTGTTTACCTAATTTGCCTATAGTCATATTAGTAACACCATCTGCATAAACATTAATGGTATTAGTAACTTCAAGATATTTGGAAGTTATGGTTATAGGTACCATACTTTCATCAATAAAAGTATCATAAAAGTTTATATTATCTTGAACAATAAAATTTCCTTTCACCATACCTTTAATAGTTTCAAAGATAGTAGTATGAAGAACCATACCACTTATATCAAGACCATTTATATCAATACTTAAACTTTGTAATTTCATTATTATCTCATAAGACTAATAAATTCACGTGCAACACTTGATATATGTTCTGGCTTAATTACTTTTAAATTCCTATTTTGTTCAGTTACGGCAGACTCATAATCAATATAATTGAATCCAGTTGTTCCAGCTGCACGTCTTGGTACCCACGCACCAGTTGAATCATCGGTATGATGATGAGGCGCATATGCTTGTGATTTAATAAAGTTACAACTTACAGAATCTGCAGAACTAACACCATTTATTGTCTCACCGGTTATAGTAAATGTACCTGATATTTTTTCAATAACAAGGTAACCCATATTGACATGTATCTCTTTAAGAGTACCAGTTGCATTTGATACAGAACCAGTAACAACCTCACCTAAAGTAAACTTATCATTAAGGTCATCATCAGTATCAGCCGCAAGGTATTGATATTTTTCTGTACAGTACTCTATTAATTGGGAATACTTCATTGGCCAATCATCCCATATATTTTTTAAGTGCGTATTAAGTAATAAAAATGTCCAATGATATTCATCAGTATTATATAATCGTTCACTTAAATGGTCTGGCCTTTCACCATCAATAACTTCTACAGTCTGATAATAACCAGCATTATTAATTAATTCATCAGAAACCTTTACTTTTGTTGTAAGATTTTTTAATTTATCTAAATTATTAGAACCATCAACATCTATT